ACCGCGGGCGAGAACCTCGCCGGCCCGTGCTACGCGATGATCCTGGAGCAGCGCGAGCGGCTCGGCGGCATCGGGCACAACGGCGGGCCCCCGCTCGAGGACGACACCTTTTTTGCCGAGTACGCGATCGATGAAGGTGATGACTGGAAGACCGAGGCCGCGCTCCGAAAGGCCAATCCCAATATCGGGATCTCGGTCGGGCTCGAATACCTGCTGGCGCGCCAGCGTGACGCGATCTCCACTCCGCGCAAGCGGGGCATCTTCAAGACCAAGCACCTCAACCTCTGGGTCGCGGCAAAGACCGCGTTCTTCGACATCGAGGCGTGGCGCCGCTGTGCCGACGGCACGATCCCCCTGCTGTTCGCTGACGCCGCTCAGCTGGAACGCCTGCGCGGCCGGCGCTGCATCCTCAGCCTCGATCTGGCTTCGAAGGTCGACATCGCCGCGATTGAGTACCTGTTCCCGCCGATCGGCGATCGGCCGACGAAGGAAGACCCGTACATCCGGCTCGGCCGGTACTTCCTGCCGAGCAAGGCGGTGGAGGATACCAGCGCCTACCAGGGTTGGGACGCGCAGGGCCTTCTCGACGTCTCGGAAGGCAACATTACCGATTTCGAAGAGATCGAGATCGCGATCCAGGAAGCGCGCGACCTCTTCGACGTCGAGACGATCGCCTACGACCCCGCCCAGGCGACCATGCTGATCAACCGGCTGGTCAAGGAGGGGGCCCCGGTCCTCGAGATCCGGCCGAACGTGCTCAACTTCAGCGATCCCATGAAGCAGCTGGACGCCTTCATGCGGGCCGAGCTGATCGCCCATGCCGGCTGCCCGGTGATGGAATGGGAAGTCGCCAACGTCGTCGCCCAGCTCGACGCCAAGGACAACGTCTATCCGCGCAAGCCGCGGATGGAGGCGAAGATCGACAATCCCGTCGCGCTGATCGCGGCGCTGGCGGTCGCGCTGACCAAGGAGGAAGAACCCGTGGCCGCTTCCCCCTATGATGATCCGGACTTCGCGATGGCGGTGGGCGAGTGAAGCTCTGGCCCTGGGGCGGCTCGCGCGAGGCGCGCTCCCTCGAGCGCGGGGGCGAGATCACCAGCAGCTCCGACTGGAGTGACTGGCAGGCGTACCTCGGCCTGGTCAACGAAGGGCGTGCGCAGCTCCCGGTGGTGACGATCGAGACGGCATTGGAGGTGCCGGCCGTCCTGATCGCGGTGACGTTCCTGTCGCGCACGATGGCAGCGCTGCCGCTCCATGCCTATCGCGATGCGGACGGCGACGCCGAGAAGGTCGACGGTGAGCTTCAGATGTTGCTCAACGAGGCGCCCAACGCCGAGTGGTCCAGCTTCGCCTTCCGCCAGTATTTCTGGCAGCAGGTGTTCACTGGTGGGCGCGGGCTGGCCTGGATCGAGCGCGATGGCGTCAAGCCCGTCGCGATCTGGCCGATGGACCCTTCGCAGACGACAATCCGGCGGGTTGCGGGGCGGAAGTTCTACCGGCATGCCGGGCAGGACTATCCTGCCGCCGACGTCATCGACGTCCCCTTCGCGCTGAAGGCAAACCAGCTCGACAGCTACGGCCCGATCCACATGGGCCGCAAAGCGATCGGGCTGGCGATCGCAATGGCCGATTTCGCGGCCGGCTTCTTCGGCAGCGGCGGCACTCCGCCCCTGGCGCTGGAGGGTCCGCTTCCGGCTGGCCCCGAGGGAATGAAGCGGGCGCAGGCCGATATCCAGCGCGCGATCGATCTCGCCAAGAAAGCGGGCAGGGCATTCTTCGGCATCCCGCCGGGGCACAAGCTCACCCCCGTCGCCACGGACCCCGACAAGGGTCAGATGGTCGAAGCGCGGCTGTTCCAGATCCAGGAGATTGCGCGGCTCTGGGGTCTGCCGCCCGTGTTCCTCCAGGACCTATCGAAGGGGACCTTCACCAACACCGAGCAGCAGGACCTTCAGCTCTGCAAGCACCTGGTCGGGCAATGGGCCAAGGCGCTCGAGGACGAGCTGAACCTCAAGCTGTTCGGCCAGCGCCGGCGGGCGCGCAAGGTGAAGCACAACCTCGACGGCCTCCAGCGGGGCGACTTCAAGAGCCGGATCGAAGGCTTGGCCCGCGCGATCCAGACCGGGCAGCTGATGCCCGACGAAGCGCGGGCGCTGGAGAACCGTCCGGCATACGCGGACGGCGTCGGTGCCAAGCCGTACATCCAGGGCGCGACCGTGCCGCTCGGCACCGCGCCCGCTCCGATCGGCCACAACGGTGGGCCGGCGCTCGACGACGACAATGGGGACAAGGGCGATGACGACGCCGACAAGCAAGCAGCCTGACGGCCGGGAGCGCCGTGTTCTCGATCGCCAGCTCGAGATTCGCGAGCTGGCGACGGGCGAGAACGGGCGCACGGTGCGCGGCTATGCGGCCGTTTTCTCGACCGAGACCGACGTCTGCGGCTGCTGGATCGAGACGATCGCGCCGGGCGCCTTCACGAAGACACTCCGGTCGGCCGACGTGCTGGCGCTCTACTGCCATCGCGAAGACCGGGTGCTCGGCCGTACCAGTTCCGGCACGTTGCGCCTCGGCGAAGATGACAAGGGGCTCTGGGTCGAGATCGACCTGCCGGACACCAGCGATGGTCGTGACCTCGCCGTCCTGATCGAGCGCGGCGACGTGAAGGGCATGAGCTTCGGGTTCGTCACGCGGAAGCAGACCTGGGACGAGACGGTGGAGCCCCCCAAGCGGACGGTGGAGGAGGTCGACCTCTACGAGGTGACGATCACGCCGTTCCCGCAATATCCGGAGACGGAGATCGGCCTGCGCTCGCTCCAGCATGCCCGGGACGAACGCCGCCAGCACAACCGCGCTGGCGCCTCCGCCCGCATGGCCCAGCGCCGGGCGCGCCAAGCGCAGGCCGAGCGCGGCATCCGCTGAACACCGGGCTCCGGCCCGAGGCGCGCGCCGGCGCTTCCATCCGACGCACCTTTTCAGGAGACGATCATGGTCATGCTGACCCAGCTGCACGAGCAGCGCGGCCGCCTGGTGACCCAGGCCCGCGAGGCGCTCGACGCCATCAACACCAACACCGACGATGCCCGCACGGCCGAGCTGGAGGCTCGCCACGACGGCTTCATGGGCGAGCTGGACACGCTCGACAAGAAGATCGAGCGCGAAGAGCGCCAGGCCAAGCGCGAGCGCGACGAGGAAGAGCGGCGCGGCCGCAATCGCCCGAACCCCGGCGACGGAGAGGCGCGCGGCCAGGACGGCGGCGAGGCCGACGGCGACACCGATGCCGACGTCGAGCGGCGCCAGACCGAGTACCGGAGCGCCTTCTTCGCCATGCTTGCCGAGGGCGGTGACCAGTCCGGGCTGTCGACCGAGCAGCGCGCGCACCTGCGCCGCGGTTATGTCGAGAACCGCACCCAGGTCGCCGGCACCCCCGCCGCCGGCGGCTTCACCGTGCCGCGCACCCTCGCGAACCGGATCGTCGAGGTCATGCGGGATTGGGGTCCCATGTACGACCCGACCGTCACGGACGAGATGGTGACCAGCTCGGGCAACCCGTACGACATCCCGACGAACGACGACACCGGCAAGACGTCGGCCGCGCTGGCCGAGGGTGCCGACCTCGTGAACGACGGGTCGGGTGACGTCGTCTTCGGGCAGACCAGCCTGAGCGCGTATGTGTTCGCGACGCCCTGGCTGCTGATCAGCTTTGAGCTGCTCCAGGATTCGGCCTTCAACGTCGAAAAGTTCATCGGCGGCAAGCTGGGCGAGCGGCTCGGTCGCGGCGCCAACGCCAAGCTGACGGTCGGCACCGGCGTCAACGAGCCCCGTGGCATCGTGACCGCCTCGTCACTCGGGAAGGCAGCGGCCAGCGCGGGTGCGATCGCGGCGGACGAGCTGATCGACCTGCAGCATTCGGTGAACCAGGCGTATCGGCGCAGCCCCTCCTGCCGCTGGCAGTTCGCCGACACGACGCTGGCGGCGATCCGCAAGCTGAAGGACGGGTCGGGCAATTACCTCTGGCAGCAGGGCGACATCCGCGTGAACGCGCCCGACGCGATCCTCGGCAAGCCCTATTCGGTGAACGACGACGTGCCGGCGATCGGCACCGGCGCACGTTCGGTGCTGTTCGGCGACCACAGCCGCTACACCGTCCGTAAGGTCGGCTCGCCGCTGATCGGTACGGTGCGCGAGCGCTTCTGGCCGAAGGTCGGGATGGCGGGTCTGATCCGCTACGACGGCAACCTGCTCGACCAGAACGCGGTCAAGCACCTCAAGCACGCCTGATCGAGGGGTGGCGGGTCCTTGCGGCCCGCCGCCTGCCGAGGAGAACACCCATGGCGAAACGCCCCGTGACCGTCGCTGCGCCTTCCGCTCAGGCCGACGCGATCGTCTCGATCAAGATGCTGGTCGGCCAGGAAGGTCCCGGCCTGTCACGCGTCGCCAAGCAGATCCTGGTCGTGGGGACCGACATCGACGCCGATGAAGCGCAACGCCTCATCGACGCCAGCTTCGCCGAGCGCGCCTGACATGCTGAGCGCGCCGGTCACCGTCACTTCGCCGGTGAAAGAGCCGGTCACGCTGGACCAGGTGAAGACCTTCCTCCGCGTGGACGGCTCGGCGCTGGACGGCGAGCTGGAGCTGCTGATCGCGGCCGCGCGCGA